CGAGCGTGACGATAGCCGCCAGCACGGGGGGCACGATGGAGCGGGTGGTGGCCTGCATCTCACGGGCAGACTTCCTGTCATCCACGGCCAGCGATTCAAAGTTCAGGCCCAGTTCATTTTCTTGGCGCTTTAACTCGATCTCGGCCAGCTTGACCTGCGCGATTTGGTCGGGCGTCATCTTGTTGCTGGAGATCAGGTCTTGGACCTTGTCCTCGTCCACGCCAACGGCTTTGGAGATAGCCGAGACGGCCATACCGGCCAAGGGGCCGCCCAGCGCCGTAGCGATGGTTGGAGCTATTTGTTTAAGCCATTCCATTACTTTTTACTCCTTGACAGCATGGTCGCTGCGATTTGCAAAAGAACCCGGTATTGATCCACATCCGGCGGCTCCTCTTTCCAGCCCACCGTGATTTGGCCGACAAATTTTCCCTGCTCTGGCGGCACGCTAATACGGCAGCCAAAGGTCATGCCCTTTTCCATATACCATAACCCAATCTCAGACTGGGCGGTCTTGTACGGGCCGCAGGGAATCTCGCTGGCCATCAGCGCCACGACATCCCGGTTATTGGCTGCGTTGGCGGTAAACAGGCCGACATCTAACCCCTCATGGGTTTTGTCCCTGCCGTCTTTGGTGTAGGCGCGGTGTAGGACGCGGGTGCCAAACATCGGGTTCACCTTGAAGATAGCGACCACCACCGCCTCGGTGTTCTTAAACAGGTGCGCTGCCGCATCTTCCACCCGGTCCTCGGCAATGCTGGGGAGCTTTTGCTGCTCCTTGTACGCCCCAATCAGGAAGGCTTGGTTTTGCCAAACGAAGTAACCCACAAACGCAAAGACCGCCATCAACAGGATGGCAAACAATTTAAACGGCGAGTCAACGTAACCGAGAATCTTCTCGATCAGGCTGTTGGGATTGACCTTCTCCTCACTCACGACACCGCCTGCTTAACGATGAAGATGATGATGGTGCCAATGATGACAACGCAGATGGCCCCACCGATGATCTGAGCCATCAGCATCCTTTGAGCGGACACCTTCTTGCGTTCAGCCGCAGCGACCCGTTCGGCCTTCTCTCGGGCCTGTTTGATCTTCATCCGCTCTTTGAGCATCATCTCCCAGAGTTCTGGGTAGCCGCCGTAGACCAGCATGTGTTTGAGTTGCTCCTCGGATTCACGCAGTTGGTTGGCCTGCATCACGATTTCCATAGCCCGCCCGGTATCTGATTTGCCGGACTTGCCTGCGTCGTTGGCTGCTTTCTGGACGGCATCTCGGGCGTCAAAGAAACGGCTAAATTCCCCGACAAGGCCGTTAACGTCCTTGCCTAATTTGATGGCCTTTTGGATGCCCGCTACCGCAGCCTGCGCGGCGGCAAACGCGGTGAACGGATCGATCATGATTAGCTAACCGGTCCAAGCCGCGTTCCAAATGCAACCCAAGTGATGTTGCTATTCCCGGTGACGGAGTTACCCGCAGCACCGCCTGCGCCCGAAGACTGCCATACCGGGTCAGTGCCAATAACGCCGTTCGATCCTGCGGAACCCCAACCACCACCCGCGCCGCCAGCGCCGCCCTGAGAGCGAGCGGGGGAGCCACCACTTCCAGCAGCGGAGAAAGTTCCGGCTGTACCGGCACCGCCCGTAACTGTGGTAACACCTCCGGGTCCAGCGGCAGAGTTTGTCAGGCCCGTGCGACCGCCACCGCCACCGCCACCACCACCAAGAATGCCGCCAGAGCCACCAGCCGAGCCACCACCACCGCCACCACCGCCACCCGCAATAGTGCCGCTGCCGTTATTGATAGAAACCGCTGTGCTGACACTGAGTGCAGTGCCGCCCGCGCTACCGTTTCCGAAGCTCGGTCCGCCAATACCACCAGCGCCGCCCATGCCAACAACGGTGCCGTTATTGACAAAAGTGACACCGCGAGGGAAAGACCCTGAAATGGTTAACGCCGCAGTCCCCGTTGTATTGGAGCTAATGATTGCGGTGTTGGTCGCCAGAACAGGATCATCGCCGTTCCATCCAGCGGCCACAGCCAGAGACCGCAGGTCTTGCGGAGTACTGAGGTTGGAGCTGATCGTGAACGCAAATTGTTTGACGGCGTTGTAGAAGTTGCTGATCGCAATCGTTCCAGAAGTTGGCACGCTGGTGTTATTGGTGGTGACATACGCGCCACCCCGATAGTACTCAGACATGCTGATGGGGTTAGCCCCACCAAACTCGGTCTGGATTTGCGACAGCGCCAAAGGGCCAGAAGACGGCAGAGCCATAGCTTCTCCTTACGGCGTTCCGAACGCGGTCACATCGTTGGACGAGACAATTGCACCGTTGGTGTTGATGGAGGCAACCGTCACGCCACCGTATTTAAACTGCAACTTACCGGCAGACTCCGTGATCGTCCAGTTGCTTGTGGTCAGGGTGCCTGCGCCGATTGCCACGTTGTCCGTGCTCAGGGTGTTCGTGTTGGCGTTGTAGGCCAGACCGCTGTCGATGAACGGAGATTGGTTGCCCGTCGCCTGAGCGCCCACCAGCACCAGCGAAGTCGTGGTGTCCGAGCTTGTCGTGGCGCTGATGTTGATGTTGTTGGCGTTGGTCGCAGTGGTTGCCGTGGTGGCGGTGTCTGCGTTACCCGTGACGTTGCCCACCACAGTACCGATAAGGTGGGTGTTCTGGAAGTAGAAGTTCGTGCCCTCAGACCAGACCGTCATGGTCTTGCCCGCAGGGATGGCCACCCCAGCACCGGCAGCGGTCGTGTTACCGATCACCGTGGAGTTGTAGATCGTGGCCGTGTAGCTGCTGGCGTTGTAGATCACATAGACCTTCTCCGCCGGAGGAGCGTAGACCGCAAAGTTGGCCCCGGTGGTCGTGGTCAGGGCGATGGTCTGCTGACGCGCCTCGTCCGCAGCACCGTTTAAAGCCGTGAAGGCTTGGTTGGCCGAGATGACGGAGACCGACGTATATCCGGCAATGGCAGACTCAACTAAAGTACCAAGGTTCGTATTGGTCGTGTTGCCCCACGTACCGGCTTGATCGCCCGTCGTGATCAGTTCGATCCGCAGGCTGGGGGAATAGGTGCTCATTGCGAGGCTCCTTATTGGGTATTACTAATATTTTGCCAGCCGGGGTTCTGACTGTCATCTACGCCGGTCCAGTTGGGGTTCTGCGTGTCGGTGATGTTGACCCAGTCAGGGTTCTGCGTGCTGATGATCTTGATCCAACCGCCCACGCCAAAGCTGTCAGCCAAGAACGAGTTCTCAGTGATCGCCACATTAAAGGCCGCCGTGACGGTCGGGATGTCGTTGACGTTCAAGTTCTCCGCGATGCTGGTCAAGAAGGCGGCAGTGACGGTCGGAGCGTCAGCAGCGCCAAAGTTCTCGACGATGGTGTCCGTGAACACGCTGATGATGGTCGAGGCGTCTTCAACCGTCATGCCTTCAGCCACAGCGGCGGCAAACTGAGCGGCGATGGCGTTGATGTCACCCAGCGTAGAACCCTCAGATACAGACTGAGCGAACTGGGCCGTGATGGCCCGGATGTCGTCGGAGGTCAGGGGCTCCGTCAGAGATTGCAGGAAGTTGGACTGTTGGGTGCTGAAGTCCGCCACCTCAATGATGTCCTCGTCGCGTGTTTGCAGTGCAGCAAAGAACGGCACCGGGTCGTCTGCAATAGTGGAATTTTCGGTGACAGACTGAGCGAACTGGGCGGCGATGGCTTGGGTATCTGCGGGGTCTAGGTTTTCTGTCTGGGTTTGCAGGAACGCCGATAGCTGGGTGCTGGCATCGTCCGGGTTGAAGTTCTCGTTGATGCTGGCAAAGAACAGGCCCGCCCCGGTAACTTCAATCTCACTCTCGGTGATGGCCTCAGTGATGGACTGAAGGAACGCAGACTGTTGGGCGCTAGCCTCGTCGGAGTTCAGGTTCTCCGTGATGGAGAGGGCAAAGTTTGTCCCTGCCAGTGAAGCAAACGGGGTTTGGGCGAAGCTTGCAATTCCGAACATGATTAATCGTCAGCGGGTAGCGGCGTGTTGCCTTCTTCCAGCCATTTCAGGTACTGCTGGTAGTCGGTGTTGGCGGGGTCGAAGGGGATGCACGCGCCGTCGGACAACCTCCTGATATTTGAGGGATTCACCGCCCGCAAAGTATGGTCATACATGAATTTGTACATTTACAGCTCCGAAGAAAACTCAATGTATGCGCCGGAAGCAAAATCAAACCAAGTCGCCCCACCAGCAACCAAGGACGCATCA